AGAGATGAACTTAAATTTACGAAGTTTGTACAACGTATTCGTAAAAAGTTTTCTCCAATATTTACAGATATTCTTAAAACACAACTATTATTAAAGGGTATTATTGCTTCAGAAGATTGGCCCGAGATACAAGAACATATTCAATATGATTATCTTGCTGATGGTCATTTTGCAGAATTGAAAGATGCAGAACTTTTGGAGAATAGACTTAATCAATTACAGACAGTTGAAGCATATATTGGAACATTCTTCAGTAAAGAATATGTATTGAAGAAAGTATTACGCATGAACGATACAGAAATTCAAGAAATGCGTGATCAGATTAAGAAAGAGATGGATACTGATCCAATGGATGGTGGAATTGTTGTACCTGACGGTGGTGATGGTATACAAAGAGTTCCTGTTGGACCAGATGGTATGCCTATGGACCCAGCAGATAGTGCATCCGATAGAGCAGATAAGGCTATGGGTATAGACCCTGATGCAGAAGAAGCTCCTCCACCAGAAGAACCAGTTGAAGCTGAAACCGATCCGGCATTTATTGTCAAGAAAAGGAAAAGATAATGACCAAAGAATTTGTAGATGCAGTTGTATCAGGAGATAATGTAGAAGCAGAGAAGGTGTTTAAGAGTACAATTTCTTCTAAGGTTGGTGATACTTTAGAAATAAAAAGACAAGAGATATCAAAATCTTTTGTATCTAATGCGGAAAAAGTAGAAACTGCTGATGAAGACACTTGAAGAACTGTATAATTCAACTGTGATTGAAAAGGAAGAACATAAAAAATCTAAGGAGTATAAGAAACTTTCTCCTAAGATGAAGGAAGCTGTTGACCAAATTTTTAAAATTATGGATGCTAAACCTTCTGATTTCCTAAATACTTTCGAGAAAACTATACAAAACATTGCAAAAAAGTTCAAAGTGCCTGAAAAGACTCTTTTGAGTTATTTTGAACGAGAAATGTTATCAATCTAGGAGTGGTGAATAATGGCCTTTAAATTAATTAGACATTGTGGAGGAATTACCGCATCAACATTGGGTGATGATGCTGCTCATGCACTTGATCTTACAACACTATCTCCTGGCGGTGCATATAGGGTTAGTGAATATGGTGGTAATGATTGTTTTGTCAGAATTACCAACGAGGGAACAGCTGTTACTGCTACAACTGGACATTATTTAAAAGGCGGTACTTCTATCACTATAATTCCAGAAGAACGTCCTTTATCTGTTTATATTGCTTCAGCAACAAATGCTAATCCGGCAGTTTTAACTACTGCTGGTACTGTAACCGATCATGGATTTGCCGCCGGAGACCAAGTAGCAATGTCAAATTGTAGTGTTGGAGCATGGAATAGTCTAATAACAAATGTAAATGTATCATCTATTTCAGCCAATACTATTACAATTGCACCAAATTCAACATCAACAGGAACCTTTACGTCAGGAACATTACGTTCTAATTTTTCAATTTCAGCAATTAATGAGACTGGCGGTTCCGATGCCGCTATATATGTAGAAGAGGTTGTACAAGGACATCCCGGTTTATAAGGATAAATGTATCATGCATACAGTAAAACTATTTTCAGAATCAATAGAAGATGTAGAATATATTTGTGAAGAAAAAGAATCCGGCAAGAAAAACTACAAAATTCGTGGTATTTTCATGCAAGCGGATGTAAAAAATCGTAATGGTCGAATATATCCTTTAGATGTTTTGCAGAAAGAAGTTGCAAAATATAATAAAAATTTCATTCAACAGAAGAGAGCTTTTGGTGAACTAGGACATCCAGAAGGCCCTACTGTTAATTTGGAACGGGTGTCACATATGATTACTTCATTGGCCCCTGATGGTAAGAATTTTTTTGGTGAAGCAAAGATTTTAGAAACCCCTATGGGAAAGATTGTAAAAAATCTCATGGATGAGGGTGCTAAGTTGGGTGTTTCTTCACGAGGAATGGGTAGTTTGGACCAAAAGAAAGGTGCAAACTATGTAAGAGATGACTTTTATCTCGCAACTGCTGCTGATATTGTTGCTGATCCTTCCGCACCAAATGCCTTTGTAGAGGGCATTATGGAAGGTAAAGAGTGGATTTGGAATAATGGCGCACTAATCGAAGCGGAACTTGTAGAATTACGGCAGAAGTTTGATGTTAAAAATCGTCAAAGGGATGCAAAAGTAGAGGCCTTAGAGTTTGCTAAGTTCCTCAAAAAGTTATAATTTATAAATATAATAACACAAAGGTAAGGAGACAACCCTATGTCTGAATTAGAACAAACGATTGAAGAACTTGAGGCAGAAGTTTTGGCTGAACTTGAAGAGGCCGACGACCCCACTAAAAAGGGTGCTGCTCCTGCTGCTAAAGCTGAAAAGGTTAAAGGTAAAACTCCCGGCGGTGAAGTTGAAGATTTAGGCGGCGATACCGCTGATGAAGATGATCCTCAAAAGAAAAATGCTGTTGGTAAGAAAGCTGGTGAAGAAGGTGATGAGACTTCTGGTGATCCTGCTCAAAAGGGCGAAGGTAGTCCTGATAAAGCAAAAAAACAAGTTGCAGGCACTTCAGATGAAAAGAAATTACGGCCGGGTGCTGGAAAGAATGCTGGTCCTAAGAAACTTGCTGCTGGTGATGAAACAGATCACGCCGGCGACGAGCTCAAGGAGAATAAAAGGGTGACTAAGGCACAACATCTTGAAAGTATTGCAAAGATGAAGAAGGCAGACATCGAAGAAATGATTGCCGCTCATACTGCAAAATTAGAAGAGACTGAGAATGCTGAAACTGAAGAGGCATTACAGAAGCTAGAAGATGCCAAGGCAGAAATTGAAGATAAGATTAAAAATATTTCTGTCAAGGAAGATGTAGAAGCTTTGATTAATGCTGACGACACTCTTTCAGAAGAGTTCAAGGTCAAGGCTGCGACAATTTTTGAAGCCGCAGTTAAGTCACGGGTACGCTCAGAAATCGAACGGATTGATGATGAGTTGAATACCGAAAAGGAAACTGAAATTGCTGCTATTAAAGAAGAGGTTTCTGAAAAGGTTGATACATATCTCAACTATGTCGTTGAGGAATGGACTAAAGAAAACGAGTTGGCAATCGAACGTGGTTTAAAGGGTGAGATTGCAGAAGACTTTATTTCTGGATTGAAACAGTTGTTTGAAGATCATTACATTGATGTTCCAGACGAGAAGTATGATGTTCTGGAAGCTCAGTCTGAAAAGATTTCCGAACTAGAAGAGAGGTTGAATGAAGAGATGCAAAAGAATATTGATCTCAGCACCGACAAATCTGAACTGGTTCGTGAACAGGTTATTTCTGAAGTTTCTGAAGATTTAGCCGATACTGAAATTGAGAAGTTTAAGTCTCTTACAGAAGATTTAGTTTTCACGGATGAAGAATCTTTCCGTGAAAAACTTGATACTTTGAAGGATAATTATTTCCCGAAAACTGTAGTTGACCAATCATTTGATGATGAGGATGGTAGCACCGCACAGGACACAGTTGATACGACAGATGCTATGAAAACGTATATGTCGGCAATCAGTCGTAATCATAAGGCGAGTGCATAAAACATTATATTAAACGGATGTAACTAAAAAGGAGAAACAAAATGTTTCAAACAGAACATCTACAAGAAAAGTGGCAGCCAGTCCTAGAACACCCCGATCTTCCTAAGATTGAGGATTCTTATAAGCGGGCAGTTACCACTCTTATTCTTGAAAACCAAGAAAAGGCAATGAAGGAAGATCGTAGTTTTCTTTCAGAGACAGCTCCCACCGTTAGTACTGGTGGGCAGTTCGATACTTGGGATCCAATTCTTATTTCCCTAGTTCGGCGTGCTATGCCTAACTTAATTGCGTATGATGTTTGCGGCGTTCAGCCAATGACAGGTCCAACAGGACTAATTTTCGCAATGCGTTCGACATATTCCTCAATGGATGGTGTCGAGGCTTTGGTTGACGAAGCAGACAGTGGGGTTTCTAATGATGACGCCGCTGGTAACCTGACTTCTTCTGCCATGACAGGTAGTAACCCTGCGATTTTGAATGATGCTTCGCCGGGTACTTATTTGTCACCAACAGGTATGACTACTGCTCAGG